GTGATCATGTTATCTCTGTATACGCAGACTTGTTTATAAGGCATACTAGTCACATCTATTATTTGAAATGCTGAATAGTCCAGACCTTTTCCTCTAGATACGTCTACTACACATACATACGTATGATCATCTTTTCGTTCTTCAAGTATTTTAATATTCTCTGCTTCCGCAAGAGGTTCTTTCCATACTAAAGATTTTAGTTTAGAGCCTTCGATCAAAGTACCAGATGACCCTAAAAACTGACATTCAAACTCTTGCGAGAACTTCTGATAGTCATTATCCATCGCCGCTAGAGTTTCGTCTTTCCACTTATCGTCACGACCTGGCACTCTTTGCCAAGGCACTTCGATAAAGATGTATCCATTACGACCTTCTTTTGCACCTTCACACGTTTTATAAAAATGATTTAAACCATTTGGTGTAGAGGTGAAAAGTATCTTTGTTGTAGTACCTGATGATATCGTAGGGAAGACTGAAGCAAAAAATTCATCCCAGTTCTCGACAAAGGCTGTTTCGTCAATGTATAGAAATGAGATAGACTTACCTCGAATAGCACTAGAAGAAGTAGCACCTGCAATGATCTTACATCCGTTCTCGAATTCAACGGAACCTTTGTTCCATTCAATGACCCCTTGTTGCATCCACCTTGGGAGTGCTTCATACGCTATCTTAATCCTATCAAGTATTTCACGGGCGGCATCGCCCTTGTTCGCTAATAGTGCAACAGTCTTATAATCATTGAATAGTACATAATGTAGAATTACTGCCACGGCTGTAGTTGTTTTACCTGCTTGTCGAGATGTGTTTACTGTCACACGCCTGTTGTGCGTGATAGCCTCTATAATATCTTTCTGATAATCATACATCTTAATAGGAATTAACCCATGATCAACATGTACGATTTTAATATACTTTTCGGAGAAGTAAGTGGGATCTTTAGCACATTTAACAAACTCGGTAACCATCTCTTGATCAAACTCAATGGTCATACCTTTGCGCTTGATATTTACATTACCGTTGTAACCCTTTATGTTACTTTCATCAAGCGTTGTCATTCTTCATATCTTTTAATAGTTGCTGAAGTTCAGCAGTTGATCCTACAAACAAATTATTGTTTGTTACTGGTTTACTTTCTTCTGCTTCTTCTGCTTTCACTTTCTTGTCACCCATAGACACTAAGTCTTTGTTCGCATCTACTAGCGTCTTCATCAATGTAGAAACGACTTCATATGCTCTAGGATGCTCAGATGCTTTTGCTACATCTAGCATATCCTCAAGTGCTTGAGTACCTTTTTCAATAACATTATAGAAGTTAGTTCTAGCGTAATCGTAATCACGCTCACTTCTATCATCTTGTTCTACTACTATCTCTTGTTTTGGTTCATGCTTTATGACTTCACCTTGTAGTGGTGGTTTCATAGGTTCTAATCCAAGAGACTTACCAATCTCATCATCCATTACGCATCCTCTACTTGAACAATAAACGCCCAGTCATCATCAATATTTATGTCATTATAATCTACGGTATTGTCAGCAGAGTCGGTTGGAGTTCCATTTGCAGTAAGCCCTGGTTGAACAGTAACTTTTTCTTCGGCTTGTGTTGCTTCCATTGGAGCGAATACAGATGCTTCAGCAAACTTAATAACTTTACGATTTGATGTTGGACCAAAGTAAAACGCCTTCATCGTAAAGTCAAGCGTCCAGATTAGTGAACGTCTCTCTTCGAAATTACCTTCGTAAACATCTTCTTGTGTTACACTATTAAGTACGATAGGAATGTCTAAGTACAATTCCATGTCATCAAGTATCTTAACAGTCGGTGTATATTCTGGCTGAAAGTATGGTAGAATTTGCTCTAAAATCTTTGTACCGTCTTCGTTATACTTCGTCATGATGTTTAACTGAAGATTTAAATCATATGGCGCAGGTGTATACTGTGAAGATAAAACGTTGTCTGTAGTCGCATTACCCTTGACATACTTCTGTAGCCCACCTATTTTGCGCTCTGGATTGAACGTCATACCAGTTATCTCAAAAGACATTCTTGGTAATGTAATAGCAGGTGAACGCAAGTCGTTATCTGCCTCTAGTCTTGCAAGTAACTTCTGCATAGGTGCATAGTTAATTGGGACCTTCTGAGACAGCTTCAGAGCGCCTGTGTTGTCTTTTCTGCGGATAATGATGTCATTGAATAGAGTACCAAAGACAGCAATATATCTGCGTGTTGTTTCGTTATAAAAATGATTACCAAACATTAGAAGTTATCCTCTCCAAATGGATTGCTCTCAGAGAAGTCTAAAATATTATCAGCAATCGTTTCAATTTCATTATTGTCTGCCACAGCATCATATGTGTCAACGTTCTCTAGTTTGTCTGCATAGACGATAATCTCTCTACCCATGTATTCGTTACCAACACCAGACTGTAGATAGTAATAAGAACCAGCAGTTGCAGGCGTCCAAGTAAGTCCAACCACTACAGAAGGATCATTATTAGCAACTCCAGCAGTTCCTGAGTATGTTGTAGCTACTAGTGAGCCTTCAGATGGTACAATTGTTGAATGTATTTGTAGTTGATTGTTTAAATTCGATGCATCACTCTGATCAAAGACGTATGTAGACCCAGCATATAAGTTTAGATATGGCGCTTCGTCTGCACCTATAAAGTATGCTTGACTTGACCCTTGAGAATTATAAGGGTTAGTAGCTGTCTTATCGTCAACTCGTACCGTGTAAGTAGTTGTATCTGGTGATACAGTAAGTTGATACTCTGAGAAGTAATCATCAATGAACTCCTGACCAGTGCGGAAGACTTCGCCACTGTATTCGAGTAATTCACAGCGCAAATCGTATGTCTGTAGATTACCCATTTGATAAAAGATTGCTTCATGCTCTACGTGCATGATTTTGAAGAACTTGCGGTTCAAAGGCATGTAAATGATGTCGCCTTCGAATGGGCGAATTTGCTCTGAGTGTACTGCAACTTCTTGATTGAATGAGCGTATAGCGATAGTCAGTGTCATGCTATCACGTATCTGTAGACCAAACTTAGATAAGAAGTCGCCTTCACCTTCAAAGCCATCGATGTTCTTCACATACATTTCTACCATGTACGCATCGTTGTATTGTGGTAAATCGTCTTCGTTTAATAGATCGTCTTTTGCTCCCAGTGTTCTAGGAACGTACCAAGTGTCTACACCATAGATACGAATAGACTCAATGACAAGATCCTCTATGAGTTCTTGCTCCATTGAGTTAGAGTAGTTTTCAAAGTAGAAATTCTTAGCCATAAGTCAATTATCCAATCATGTCTACAACTGGCAATGAGTAAGAAGAAATCATCTCTTCTTCAAGCCTTTGAATTTCCTCCCTAGCGTCTGCAAGAATTTGTTCACCGTTAAACTGAACATTACCAGGTAGTGACATGCCTACAAACTTTGTAAGGTTTGAACCCCACTGAAATTTAATTTTAGCAGTTGCATAGTTCTGCAACCATCGATCTTTATATACATCTGCATACACTGTTGGGTCAACGATACTATAGCACTCTGCTACAATGTAGTCGCCTTCTGTCAACAAACCCCAATCAGTGTCGATATGTAATCTATTGATGTGTCTGTTATATCTGATAGGCTGTTTGCCGACCAAGATTTCTTCCATAAATTGCAAGTGTTGCATTGACATGAAGAAGTGTGTCATGTTATAATTGATGAAATCATGTATGTTATTCAATACGAATTGATACTGAACATTAAACATACCTGTGCTTGCTGTAATACTAGAGCCTAAGTTAAATATATTAACTGCACCGATAATATTCTCAGGTACTGTGATGTAACCATTTGTCTTATCATCGGCTGTAATCTGATGCTTTAGGAACGTCTTCTCTGTACCATCGAAGTGATAGTCCCAGTAATACGACAAAGCCTCATCGATACGATCATCTGCTTGATCCTGATCAACGTTAACTTCAATGACTGGCTTGCCTAGTTTACGTAAGCACCATTCTTTAAATTCTTGTCTTGTGGTAGGCTGTGCCATTTCTATATCCCATAGTTAGATTACTCTACTATTTATAAAGCGTTGTAAGCGTCCACAACAGCCGAAGGCGTTGCATCTACAACTGCTTGTGCGTCTGCACGTTCTGCCACATCAGTTGTAATGAGAGGGTTCTCAATAGTTTCTTCTGTAGGCTCTGCATTAATGTCATCTGAGTATACAGTGCGTGTGATTGTAGCATCAACAGGATCAATAGTAGTAACAGTAACGACATCAGCCATCACGTCTACCATTTCCTCTGCATCTTCATCATAGACTTGTTGACCTGTAGCTTGACTTTCGACTACTTCTGCACGACCATCTGCA